AACGTTGATTTAACAACGTTTCTGAGGACTCTAGGTTAAACCTAGGGTTCTTTTTTTCTATTCGAGGGGCAAAGAGGGGGCAAGATTATTCGTAATAATATTATCTAAAACATTAACTGCTTGGTCTTTCATATTCCTTGTAACGTGGGTATAGATGCTAGTGGTCACTTCCGAATCAGCATGACCAACTCTATCCATGATAGTTTTAAGGGGCACATTGTTTTCAGCCAGTATGCTTATTGTGGTATGTCTGAAGATATGAGGGGATAGGTGTTTGTCGATAGGTGTTTCCAGTCTGGCATTAGCCCGTTGAAGTGATGCACTTAAGATTGTACTATGGATAGGTTTTCCAGTATTGGTCGTGAAGATTTTATCACTATGATACCAGTCTGGGTTAGTTGATTCGCTTAACTCTTTCAACTCTAGTATCTGATCAATGATTTCCATCTCTCGATTAGTGAGGTAGGTAGTCCGATAGCTGGCGACGGTTTTTGTTCCTTCGTTTTCTGGAATGTATCTGTTGAAAGAGGTGTGTATATCTAAAGAACGTGTCTCTTTGTGGTAGTCTGAAATAGTCAGCCCAGCCAGTTCACCAATACGGCAACCGTTTAAAAGCATAAACTCACACGCTAGAGCATATCTCAGCGTTATATCTTTTCGATAGAGTTCTTTCAGCAAACGACTGTATTCGTCTGGTTCCAAGTATTTATTCTTTGCTGCTTGTTGTTTTTCAAGTTTATTAGTCTTCTTTGGCAGTCGTGCTTTCCGTGAGGGATTGTCAGAAATAAGTTGTTGATCCATAGCGTAATCGAAGAATGTATTTAGTACAGTCTTGGCACGATATTTCTGAGAATCTGTCCAGTCTTCAGTGTCTAGCAGGGATTGGATAAGTCGGACATTGATGTTTGATAGAATTGTCCCTTGCTCGATAGTGTCCGATATTCGCTTAACCGATGCTGCAAGGCTCTTGATTGAGCTTAACTTAATCTGCTTTTGGTGAAATTCCCACCACTCATTGAAGGCACTATGGAATGATACATTAGTAGTGCTTGATGATTCTATCTTCTGGGCTATCTTATCATCAAGTAAGCGTTGAGCCTCTTTCTTTGCTCGATTAGAACCGCTGTTGAGCGTAACAGATACCCTTTTCCATTTCTCAGTATAAGTATCCTTGTATCTTTCAAAATATTTATATTTACCGTTTGGTAATTGTTCTACCCACATTGTCATATCTCCTTAATTTTGGTAAAATGGGTACAGAAAAAAGAACACAATCTTGTTAGGTTGTTTTACCGTGATAGTGTTTTTATTTTCTGTGATGCTTGCTCTACACTCTAAGTTTGGCGACGGTGAGTGTAGGGCTTTTTTGTTTTCAAGATGTTTAATTATTTTATCCAGTTTATCGTTTAAGATTTGCTGGTTTTTATTAATCCATGAGTCCTTGTTGTCTAGCCCACTCAACTTGACTATCGTGCCAGTTTTGGCGTGCTTGTTGGTCTGCTTGTTCTCTTGCTACCTCAGGAGAATCGGAAGGGACCCCGCCATATCCAGGCGTATAGCCATATTGTTCAGTTGCTTGGTCTACTTGTGATTGCGTTGGTCCTACGCCGTCAATAGGTTGTTCTTGCTGAGCTTGAGAAGATTCAGTTTGCGTCTGTTCTTGTGGTTGTTGCGGTTGCTCTGAACTTGAACTGCTAGAAACTTTTGAAGTCGAAGAAGAACTATGTTTACTTGACTTTGTGGTGTGTTTTGTTACTTTGACAGCTTTAAGCTGTTTTGTTTCCTTTGATTCCTTCCCAGACCGTGGCACAAACATTAAGCCAAGGCAGAATAAAACAATAATTGTTAAGATATACCATTTGTATTTTTTCAAAAGTTTCATATCAATTCCTCATCATTTTTAGGTATTCATTTTTTACAAAAGTCTCATCACAAATAGTGGTGAGATTATATTTTTCCATAAAGTGGACGTAGTTAAAATCATCCAGGGATTCGTTTTCGAGCAATCCACGGATCATGTCTCTATTGGCTTGAGCTTCGTATTTCTCACGCAAACGCTCATAGTCTTTAGAGTTATGCTCTAGATGGCCCAGTTCGTGCAGAATGACCTTTAAACGAGTTTCGGGGGATAAATCCCTATTGATGTAAACCACACGGTTAACAGGGTCTAAGAATCCATCTCGTGGCCACTGGCTAGAATCGAACTCACAAAGAGACACATTGAACTGCTCAAGTAATTCTTTTTCAGGCATAGCTTCCTCGTATCGGTTTCTATAAAAAAACAAAAGAGCCAATTCAACAAACGAACCGGCCCTTTTTAGACGTTTTGTTCCCTTACACTTGCGCACGCACAAGCCATAGGGCGCTGAACTTAATCAGTCTTCCACTAAAATTAGTTTACAAAATGTTTTACTTACTGTCAACGATTTTATAAAAAAATAGTAAACGTTTTAACCAGTTCCGGTGTTTTTTGTTTTCTGTTTTTCTGTAATGCATATCCTCACACTCAAAGATGGCCGGAGAGCGTGGGGGGTGAGTTGTTTCCAAAATGGAAACAGTTGATTTTTTACTATTGTTCGTTGTAAAATAGTGATGAAAGGTGGTGCAAAAATATGTTTTCTTTTTTTACTCACATCAATCAAGAGCGTCAAAAGATGGAGCAGTCTAAAAAAGAAATGGAATTGCGCCACAATGAATTTGCTGATAGAGTCCGCATGGATATTAAAGTAGGCGAGGAAGAACTTGATTTAAAAAGAGAGTGTTTTAATCAGCGCTACGGACATCTATTTAGTCCTCGAAATAAATAGCAATAGGTCTTACTAGGTGGTCATCCTTATCTATCATCCCAAAAGAACCGAGTATAATATTTAAAATTGTTGTTGGAGCGTATTTTAACATCAAGTTACTATCTTCCATATGTGAGAAGTCGCTAGGTATTTGTTCGTCAAAAGTTGATGAGCAGATACCTAGCATTTTTATTTTTCTCTTTCCAAATTGCATAAAACTTAGTTGGACACTTTGAACTCTAAGAAATTCAAGAGGAAGTATACTGAATGTATTGCTGATTTTGATCAGGTTTGTTTCAGGTAATAATTTTTTCAAGTAAACCGACATGTGTTTTATCGTTTCAAAAATATTCCAACCGTTTGTCGATAAAGATTCTTGAATTTCTTTAGCTCTACGCAGATGTTTTTCTTTTCCTTTTATTTTTCCGTATTCTGACTTCAGCGCTTTGAATTCATCATACTCAGGAAGCAGGAAACCTATTTCTTCTAAATCACTTGTTTCGGCTAATTGTTCAAAATTAAACACCGTCAACTCCCCAGATACAGAAATTAAGTCACCATCTTGGTAATCACTATGTTTTATAAGATTTTTCGCCTCAAGACCAGTGATAAGCAAATCTAATGAATAATCATCAAGAGCGGTTTCTACTAGATTTTTATTTGACTTAGAAAATACAAAGTTGTAACTATCAACATTAGTGCTAGAATAGCCTCCTGTTGCTTTTAATAGAGCAGAGAGGCCAACGTCACTAGATATGGTTGTTTGCTCTGTACTTCCTTCAGTTTTAGCGTCGCTTTCTCCATCTTCATTAACCAATTTTGTGACCAACCCAGCGTTTTGCTGAGCGAGCAGAGAGTTAACTAAATTTGTGTCCAGATAGATTATCTCTTTCATTCTCAATCCCCCTTACTACTCATATAGCCAGCAATTATGCCACGAATAGCCCGCTTATCGTCATCCGTAAGCGGTTTGCCGTCGAACATCATTGCATTAGCTATGATTTCATCAATGTCGTGGGCGTTGGATTGTTGTTCCTCAGTGTTTTCTGGACCGTCTCCAAAAAGAATGTAATCCGTCGAAGTCCCTAAAACTTGTGCTAATTTTACAATCTTTGTTCCCGTTGGAATACTAGCGCCGCTTTCCCACTTTGAAATAGTCGAATCAGATTTATAACCTAACATTTTTGCTAATTCAAGTTGACTAATGCCCTTGCTAGCTCTCAGACTTTCAATTCTACTTCCTCTTTGCTTATTTAAATCCATATCTTTCTCCTTGCCGTTTATATTAACATTATATAGTAGACTTTCCTTTTTTTCAAGTTGATTTATAAGAAAAACAAAAAAACTTGAAAAAAAATCAATAAAACTATTGACATTGAATTTAATTCAAGTTATAATTTGTTTGTAAGTTAGTTAGAGAGGAGGAACAAAATGACAGAAACAGTTCCAAAGATTACAATCAAAGAGCTACGAGCTCGTCACAATCTGACACAAGCTCAATTTGCCGAAAGCATTGGTACTACAGCTCAAACGGTTAGCGCTTGGGAGAAAAATGCACTTTCTATTTCTCCTAAGAAAATGGTTGCTATTTGCAATAAATATCACATCCAATCATCTGATTTATATGGCGTCTGATATTTTTTTACAAAAAAACTTGAATTTAATTCAAGTCTACAATTATGAAAGGAGCAAACATGAAACCAAAACGATATCCATATAGTGGAAAGAAAAAAGAATCAAACGCTATTTTGAATATAACGATTGATTCTAAAAGAATAGCAAATGTTTCTAATCTTGAATTTTGCCACATGAGACGCCGATTATTTGGTCAATAAACAAATAAACAAATGGCATCGTCATTTTTTGATTTGAACTAGTAACCAAAGTGACATCTACTAAGAGGATAGCTTCGAGTGGTTCGTCGCCGTCGAAAGTATGGCTTAAATTTTTATGAAACTCTAAAAATTTTTTTATACCATCATAAGTTTCATCAGGATTATCAGGAAGTAATTTTCCAAAGTATGTTCCAGCCGCTGTCGATATAGCAATATCATTATCAATTTCTGTGGCAAAGAATGCTATATCACCAACTAAGTCAAATTTTTTTGTAGTAGACATATTAATTCCCCTTTCCATAATATTTGACTAGCGATTTTCATAAGGAGATGAGAGGCCCTATTTAATCATTTGTCATGAATCAATTATATCAGAAAGGATAGAATAACACAATATGTTGTGTTTTCAATACAATCAAAAACTATATATTGTGTTTTGGGATTGAACATGAAAAAAACTTTAAGCAAGTTACTTATTGACAGAGGAATGACAGTCACAGAGTTAGCTGAAAAGACTGGTATCAGCTATAACACGTTGATGAACATCGGAAAGAGAGACCTTTCTTTCAGTAGAATGGTGAAAATCGCTGACGTTTTAGATGTCAGTTTAGACGAATTCAGAAAGGATAATACATGAACGAAATAACACTATCAAACAACCTTTCTCAAATTGAATTGGAAATAAAACACCACCAAAAAATAGCTGGACAATCAATTTGGGAAATTGGGAGACGATTAAACCACGTTAAAGAAAACGACCTAGCACACGGGCAATTCATGGAGTGGTATCAAGGATTAGGGCTTGATAAAGATTTTGTTAGCAAGTCTATGAAAATCGCTAACGAACTACCAAATTTCGAAACGTTACGAAATTTAGGAACAACCGCCTTGCACTTAATCGCAACACTTCCAGAAGAAGAAAAACAAGAGCAAATTGAAAAGATTGAGCAAGGCGAATCACCAACGGTCAGAGAATTGCAAGAGGTCAGACGAAAACTAAAACTCAAAGACCAAGCACTAGAAGCGGTCAAGGGTGAGTTGGAACGTGCCAAAGCAGTCAAACCGATTGAAAAGGTAATCGAAAAGGAAGTCATCCCAGACGATTACAAGGCTACGCAAAACCTTAACAAGCAACTACTAGACAAAAATAAAGACCTAGCGGATGAACTTGATTCAGTCAAAAGAAGTTTGCGACTTAAAGAAGCGTCTTATGAAATGCTTGAAAAAGAAACCTCGGAAGCACTAGCTTTGAAAGAGTCTATCGAACACTTACGAGCTGATAAAGAAAAGCTAGAAAATAGTGTTACTAACATCTTTACACTCAGCAACCTAGTGTCAGAATTTGAAGATTTCTTTGATAGCAAAATGGCACCGCTCAGATTTAAAACCCTTATCCAAGGGATTGGCAAGGATGCTCAGATTGAGAAATTAAGAGATATCTTGACACTAACAGAAAACTGGATTGACGAAATGAACAAAATCATTCCAGAAAACGGAAGAACAATCATAGAAGGAGAAATCATCAATGAGTAAGAAAAAAGAAAATCTGCTTGCTGAAACAGTTGAAATGCAGAAAAGACAAGCTATGAATCTTGTTGCCCAAAGCACAGTTAACCAACAACTTTTGGAAGAAGTTATCGGGATCAAAGAAGAAATGGACAGAAATGTTAAAAAGACAAATCAAAAGCTCACTGACATCGAGTTGCTTGTCGAGGAAGTCAATAAGAAAGTCCATATCGACGATGGTGAAGCTACTAAAATCAAGAGCGTTGTCTTTAGTAAAGCTGGTGTTTTCGCAGACATGTACTTCAATGAGCAGGAAACACACCCTAGCGACAACTTGTTCGCTTCCAAAAAAGGTCAGTTTATCAAATTGATGTACTCGCATTTGAAGAAAGCCTTTAACGTGACTAAGTACACTAACATCAAGCACGTTGAAGCTGAGAAAGCAGTGCAATTCCTAAGAGATTTATCTTACGACGACTTCACACCGTTCGAAGTTCGTGAGACACCAAAACAAAAAGAGCTTATCGCTCTTGAAAACGGATTGAAAGAAATTGGGTGACGCTTATGGAAATCACCTACAAACCAGTCGGAGTTAACGAAACGGCTGAGTGGGGAGACTACGACCACCTAATGCAACGGTGGGAAGGCCTAGGAAAGTCAATGGCAAAGAACCTCATTCGAGAAATGAGGGATAACAAAGACTTTCGAGACTACGTATTCAACCCGACGCACAAACTGGTATTCATCAACTATGAGGGATTTAAGTCCTTCATCGAGTGGAAAACTAGAAACAGATTCAAATAGCAATACATCCCTAGCCGTAGCAGTGAGCTAGCGAGGAGATATAAGCAATACCTACCTGAAACTACAACGATTTGATATTCATAAGTCTCCTTAAATTATATATGAATTAAAAAACCTCACTAGCTCTCTAGTGCGGTTAGGGAAAGAAGAAAGGAAATACAATACAACATGAGGCCAACAAGATGGCCGTATTCACGGCAAATAACAAAAACCCCTAGCGACTTGCTAGAGGAATGGATTAAAGCTAGAAAAGCATTCTATGCCAGTGCTGAGCAAGAGCGCATATCTGCTTCAAAACGGTTGAATGAAGCTACTTATCGTGTCGAGAAAGTTGATCATTCAATTCAGCAACTCGGTTCCCTTCATTTGGGATAACTCAATTGTATCACGAAAGGAAATAAACAAATGAAACCATCAAAACTATTTAACTGGATTTGGTCAAAAAAACAACCGCAACAAGAATACTTCTTTGAACCAGTTTGGACACCACGAGAAATTAACGACCAGAAATATGAAGCACGTCAGAGACGTGAGCGTGAGCTATTAGCAAAATACGGAAACCGATAACATTACTATCTTCAATCCGTAGCCATGACCCTGCCGTGGAGTGTAACTTATACCCATAATTTTTCCCCAAAAAACTTTACTAAGTTACTTTTTCCTAATTTTCCCATTAACAAGTCTAATAAAACATTGAAACATGACACGGTGGGGCTATGGGTGCGGATTGAAGCACTAAAAAAGCACAGGTAAGGGCCTGTGCAAGAAAATTATACCAAGGAGATTATACCATGAAATCTTTTAACACTCAAACAACTTCAAAACCTAGCTACGTTAAAACTAAAGCCTACGGGCTTTGCGGAACACTGGCACTAGCTACTGCATTGGTTTTCGGTGCTACAGTATCAGCGGACGAAACTGCTCAACCAGTAGCAGATACACAACCAGCGGTGTCTAATGTCTATACCGCTGACAACGCTGGGAATGTTACGGTGACACCAAGTGAACCAGTGGCACCGACTGAAACACCAGCGGTTGCAGCTGAAACAGCACCAGTGGCAGAAGCGCCAGCAACAACTACAGAAGTGGCTCAACCAGCAGCAGAAACTCCAGCTGTTACAGAGAGTGCTCCAGTAGCGACTACCGAAACTGCTCCAGCGACTGCAGTCGCTAAACAAGGTGACGCAATCAACGTTGAGAACCCTAACGTTGAGGTGACATTCCCTAACGGCAACGGCAAATATAGCCCGTTTGAAGTTGAATACAAAGATATTCACATCCCGGACGATATCGCAGTGAACGAAGGGGATAAAGTGACCCTCACACTTCCTAAAGAGGTTACTTTCCAAACCGATTACGACTTCGATGTTTACAACCCAGATAAACAAGTTATCGGTCATGCTGCTACTGACTTGAAAGCTGGAAACGTGGTTACCACTTTTAACAACTATTTTGCTAACCATCCGTTGAATAAACGCATGAGTTTGAAGTTGGATGTCAAGTGGACTGACGTAGTTACCCCTGGCAAACCAGTAAATGTTAACTTTAACGGTACAGTCGTATCTGCAACTATCGGCAAAGAACAAGTCGTCGGTAAGGATGAGTTGCTTTCAAAATGGGGATCACAAGATAAAGATGATCCAACAGTGATTAACTGGACAGCTCGTGTGAACTATGCTCACAAAGTACTTAACTATGTCACAATCATTGACGAAATGAGTGAAAACCAAAAGCTGGTTGATAACTATTTTGAAGTCAAAAATATTGAAAGTGTTGATCCGTGGATTGACAAAGGTTCAGCTATGGACTTAGTTAAGTCTATCAGTAAGTCAGACCGTGGCTTTACTATCAAGATGGATCGCTTGGATCACATGATCTACATCAACTATAAGACTAAGCTTGTTAATGCTGTTAAGGACTCAGTTAACCCAACGAACAAAATTGAGTTGAAAGCAGAAACAGACGGAGCTACTTCGTATAGTTACGTGCAACTCGTAGGAGGAAAGGGTGACGCAAGCGGTGAAAATAAACCGGAACCAACATTTGAAATTCCTCGTGAAGCTCCTAAAGTTGACATCCCAGAATTTGAGGGTGGCATCCCTGGAATTCCAGAGGTACGAGAATTGCCAGAGTACACTGAGCCAATCGGAACAGTTCCTAATGAAGCCCCAGTACATGATAAGCCAGAGTTCCAAGGTGGTATCCCTGGTATTCCAGAAGAACGTGAGCTCCCACCATTTGAAGGTGGCGTAGTGCCAAACGATGCCCCTGTCCTTGACTTGCCAGAATTGAAAATCCCAGAGGAACCAACTAAACCGACACCAGAGAAACCAGTGACACCGAAAAAAGTACCTAGCAAACCCGTAGACGCTCCGAAAGCGAAAGAGGCGGAATCCGCCACAGTATCTTATAAGCTCGATTCTGAGCCAAAAGAAGTGGCAAATACGACGGTTTACGGTGGCACTCTTCCAAACGCTGGTGAAAAAGAAGGAATTGCTAGCACTCTTGGTCTAGCAGTTATCGCTGTTGGTATCGCAGGTTTGACATTGAGCTTTAAGAAATATAACGAAGGTGAAGGAGAATAATCATGAAAGAAAACAATAAACAAGTCATATTTTACAGCGCTGAAAAAGATGGGTTCCTTAAAAGTTACAAAGATAGAGGAAACCTAGTTTTCGCAGCGACATTTACTGACCGTTTGAGAGACGCACTATACTTGCCAGTTGAACCATATGAGGAACAAAAAACTGAAATCGACAAACTTGCTGAAGCGTTTGACTGCGAAGTGCTTATCGTAGAAGCCGAGTATAACGTTACTAAACTTGACGGTTCGGGCTTTGAACGCACGGAGCGTGAAGAATCCATGAAAGATGGTATCAAAGCACTCCTAGAATTTTTGGCGAAGTAACAGAACGTGAAGTGGCGGGAGGGTAGGCATTAATTATGGCAGATAATCAGAAATACTATAGCGCAGGAGGTACAAATGGGAAACCGTAGAATGATAAGTAAAACCGTTACCCAAACGCATCGATTCTTACGTTTGCCCCTAGAAGCACAAGCTCTTTATTTTCACCTCATCCAAAATTGCGACGATGACGGAGTGGTGGAAGCATTCCCTATTCTTAGAATGATAGGAGCTAACGAGGATAACTTAGGACTTCTAGTTATCAAGCAATTCGTAAAACCCCTTAATGATGAAATGGTTTATTTTGTGGTCGATTTCCACGAACAGAACACTGTCAGAAAAGACAGATATATACCTAGCATTTACAAAGAATTGCTAGACGAAACTACCGATGAAACCGCTGGTAAACCAAACGGCAACCACTGGTTTACCCAATATAAGTAAAGATAATGAAAGTAAATCTAATTTAAGTAAATCTAACAGTAGAGAGGATGAAACATCAGAAATTAGCCAAATTTCTTCTTCTGCTGCTGATGACCAATCAGATTTTAATATTTTCAGATATTATCAAGAACGAATTGGACCTATCGACGGATACCAAATGGAAAAACTAGAAGGCTATATCAATTTCGATAAGTTAGAAATCATGTTGGTCAAACGTGCCATAGATAGAGCTACTGACAACTCAAAACGAGGTTTCGGCTATATCAACTCTATTTTAAAAGCTTGGGCACAAAACGGGATTCATACTGTTGCCCAGCAAGATGAAGAACAACGTAAGTTTGACAGTCGTAAAAATTTTGATGAACAACCAGTTAAATTTGGCCCAGCTTGTAGCAAGTATTAGAGGTGATGCCTATGAGTTTAGAGCAAACAGCTAAGCAAATGCGAAGGCGATACATGAAGCCTAGCGATAAATACTGCGACAAGCACCAACGACACTATGTCACGATTCAGTTTCCGAACTCAAAACCCTATACAGTGTGTGAGTTGTGCCATAGGGAAGAACAAGATCAACAGAATGCCATCAAAGCACAAGAGCAGTACGAACGAGAACAAGAACAGAAACGCTTGTACTTTCTCAAAGATTTCAGCTTACTGGATGATGATTTGAAAAACGCTAGTTTTGACAATTACAAGGCAGTAACCAGAGAGCAGAAAGAAGACTTTAAAAATGTTAGAAGTCAGCTCAAAGGCTATCTTGGCGGTCAAGACTACAATATTGTCTTAATTGGCGATACTGGCGTGGGCAAAAGCCATCTAGCTTATTCAGCACTCAAAGCCTTGTCTGATCACACGAAAAAAATGGGGCTATTCATCAACGTGGTTGACCTATTAGCCAAAATCAAAGAAGATTTCAGTCTTGAAGCCGAATACATCAGACGCATATCTGAAGCTGAATGGTTAGTGCTCGACGATTTAGGAACTGAAAAAGTGACAGAGTGGTCTAACGGTATCTTGTACAGTATTTTGAACAAGCGTACCAAGACTATCATCACAACCAACTTAAGCCCACGGGATATCATGGGCACTTATGGCAAGCGTGTCTATTCTCGAGTTTTCAAAAAGACAGGACTTGGAACGACGAATGAACATGTTTATCAGTTTAAGACACAACAAGACAAGAGGATGATGCTTTGACAGAAACGGAAGTAAAGCTAAAACTCTTTGAAGACTACGAGCGTATTCATGGACTTGTGTTTTCAGAGGAACATAAACAAAAAATGATGGATGAACTAGACCTATATTCATTCATCGAGAAATTAAACGAATATATGGCATTTGGCCACCAATCGATAATGGTATTTGAGGGAGCGAATAATGATAACATTCAAAGAATTTGAAGAAGTCTGGGACGAGTCAAGGGTCTTAAGTGACATTGTAAGAGTGCTAAGTTCAGCCGAAGGGAAGAACTATATCGAGGTCAAAGTTTACGAAAGCATTAACGGGATAGACATCTCGTCATCGGTCAGACTGGATGCTGAAGATAAAAAGGATGTTGTTGATCTTTTGAATAAAATTATGGCACGAAAACTCAGCAGACTTAGAGAGCAGGGTTTTGATTTTTACGAAGAATACCAAAAATCAGAAACTACCACCTAAAAACGATAAGAGAACCCAAAATTTGAGAATTAGGGGCATATAAAAAGGATATGACATGGAAGAAATGACATTCACGGAGTTGCAGCAAAAAATGCAACTTGAAAAAAAGAAAGAGGGTACAGCTAAGTACGCTTCAAGGCACGTCGAGGACATTTACGACGCTTTTAAAAGTTTGAAATCGAACTGGAGCATTGTCGTCAACTATGATCTAGTCGAATTTTCTGGCAAGACTTTTGTCAAAGCTACTGCAACGGCGTCTAACCGAGAGGAAAAAGAGCAAGCGGTAGCTTTCGCAGAATTGTCTCCGGTACCTATTTTGAAAACTCGTAACGGTGATTTAAAACAAATGAACGAGCCACAATGGGTGGGAGCCGTGCAATCATACGCCGGCAAGTACGCCATACAAGCACTCTTTGCAATCGGTGAGGAAGACGTGGACCATTTTGAAGTGGCAGAGGAGAGTTTGAGACCAAACCAATCTCACAACCCACAACCGCATCAAAATCAGCAACCACAACAAGCACGCTACGAGTCAAGAATCGATCAACAACCCAACTTCATCAGCAATGAGCAACATGACTTTATTATGCAGCAAATCAATGAGTTAGCTCTAATTACTGGTCAATCAGTTGAAACAGTCGCAAATTACTACTTGAAAAAGTACAAACTCAACGTTTTCTCTGAACTGCTAGTACCGGGATTTGATGTGATAACTAACGACATTCAAACACAAATTAACAATCGAAAGGGATAGGACATGAAGGACGCAACAAACAATTTTCTTGAAACAATCGAGCCGGTATATACGCCGGGGACAATTAACTTTGATTTTGAAGCGTTTGACAAAGCTATTCAAGCAGCAGTTAGCGAGCTATCAGACGAGCAACTGGACCAACTTGAATATGACGATATTAAGAAAGAGTTCACACGCTTTAATAGTCTTTTGACAAAGCTGGATAACAAGCGAAAAGACATCTCAAAAGTGTATAAGAACCCACTTAACGAGTTTGAAGCTAATTTCAAAGAGTCTAAAGGACCGCTTGAAGGACTTATCAGCAAGCTACGTGCAAAACGAGACGAAATTGACGAACATCAAAGATTGCTACGGGTTGACCACGTTAGATCAGTTTTTGAAGAAAAGTGTAAACTTGCCGGATTGGACAAAGACACTTTCAAAGATAAGTATGATGGCTATTCTTTGAAGAAATATTTCAAAGACAAGAAGATGGAGCTCAAGAAGGAGACTATCGAAGAAATCGACGCTCTTGTTTTGGCTGAGTATGACCGACTTGAGGAGTACAAGGCTAACATTGCCATGATTGAGGAGCAAGCCCTTGACTATGAGCTACCGGCTGAACCATATACTAGAGCATTGCAGAATGATACACCTCTAGTGGAAATCTTGAAGCAAATGAAAAAGGACCGTGATGCAGCTATTGAGCGTAAGCAGCAAGCAGAAGCCAAAGCGAAAGCAGAAGCGGCACGCCTAGCAGAAATTGAAGCCATGGCTAAACAGTCAGCAAACGAGGAAATCAAAGCGGTTAACGCTGAAACTGGTGAGGTTATCGAAGATGCTAAACCAGTCGAGGAAGTGCCTAGCAAACCCGCTGAACCGTACAAGGTCAATCTTGCTCTTACGTTCCACGGTGGAGAGAATCAATGGCATCAATTCGCTAAGCTGCTTGATGACAACTTTGTTAACTACGAAATCTTAGGAGAAAATCAATGATCAATAATGTCGTGCTGGTTGGAAGAACAACCAAAGACCCATTGCTACGCTATACGCCTAGCAATGTCGCAGTAGCTACATTCAGCCTTGCCGTGAACCGCAATTTCAAAGACGCTAACGGCGAACGTGAAACGGACTTTATTAACTGTGTTATCTGGCGTCAGCAAGCTGAGAATTTGGCTAACTGGGCTAAAAAAGGCGCATTGATTGGAATTACTGGACGCATTCAGACCCGTAGCTACGAGAATCAGCAAGGTCAACGGGTGTATGTGACTGAGGTAGTCGCTGAGAACCTCCAAATATTGGAGAGCCGTGCAGCGCGTGAAGGTGGCAACGCTACTCAAGGCAACACGTCTGGAGCGTTTGGCAATGGCGGCGGCTATGCTGGACCTTATGGCCAACAAGCACCGCAACAGCAAGGGCCAAACTTTGCAAGGGATAGCAGCCCATACGGGAACACAAACCCTATAGATATCAGTAGTGACGATTTACCCTTCTAATTAGGTGCACTATGAAAATGATTTTAAACATTGAGCCTAAACCTCAAACAAGGCCACGATTCAGCAAATTCGGAACTTACGAAGACCCTAAAATGAAGGCATGGCGTCGTCAATGTTCGCAACTTATCGAGCAAGAATATGACGGACAATTCTACGACGGTCCTATTTCAGTCGATGTCGTATTTTACATGAAAGCCCCGCTTAATGTATCAAAAATGCCCACGCCAAAGGCTAGAGCCAAAACGTGGGATATATTCAAGAAATTCATGGCTGAAATGCTTTGGCATGCGAAAACTCCAGACGTTGATAATCTTGTCAAATCGCTCTTTGATAGTATCTCAAAAGCTGGTTATAACAAGGCCGATAAGAAAGGGATTGTTTGGACGGATGACAGTATTGTGTGCGAGTTGAGAGCTCGCAAGAAGTACAGTCCTAATCCACGCATTGAATTTGAAATTAAGGAGTTGGAATGAATAGCAAATACAAGGACAAGCTAGTCGGTGTATATGCTCCAGGGAGTTATGACCACACAAGCGTATTAGGTCAAACGCAAGAATTCTCGAGATGGTTCTGGGCCAATCACGAAGATGTGGAATATATCAGCGCTAAGTTGGGTATCAACGCAAAGAAACTCAACCGCATACTAATGCTGGAGCAGTTGCCGGACGAAGAATTACTAACGAGGATGGTTGAACTATGCAAGTAAAGGAATATGCCTTGTATAAGGGTGAGGAATTACTGGTGAGAATGGAAGGAGACTGGTTGAACTATGAAATATAAAGTAATCGTCTATTACGACAACATGGAAGACAGTGAGCATGTCTTCAGTAATAAGAATGAAGCGATTAATGAAATGCACAGATTGAAATTGAAATATCGCAATGCTAAGAAATATAAGGTAGAAATGGTAGGAGTTAGCAATGGCTAAATTTATTAGAGTCACAAACATTGATCAAGGAATTGACATAGACACAATTTTAAATGTCGATGATATCGGACACATCTCTATTGGGCCTAACATCATTTTCGTAAAAACGACGTTCGCAGATGGGACAAATCGGATTTATGTAAGGCCCAAAGAAATTGAGAAGTTGGAAAAGATTTTGCTAGAGGGAGAAAACAATGGATAGACAAGAAGCAGTACAGAAATTAGCAACAGCGGGACGCCTTTCAATAGCCCACGCAGAAGACCTATATGATTCATTTTTCGAGAAGCCAGTAGTACCACAATGTGTGGCGGATTGGTATGAGGGGCATAAGAATGACTTAAATGAGGATATTTGGGCATATCTTACAAGCTGGGCTGATACGAAATGGGACGAGTTCAAATACTGGATGTACCATACTGGCAGGAACAAAGCCATCACTACCATCGTCAACATGCACCAGTTCGGCTACGAGGTCGAGAAAGAAACTAAGTATAGAGTTAAACTTAAAGGGGTTAGTGAAATTGAGCGCTACTTGAATAAAGAGGATGACAAGGATTTTCTATTCTCGGATTCGGGAGAACCGGAAGGTTTCCGGACTAGGTTCACCCGCAAAGAGCTAGAAGAAGCTGGTTTCGGTTGGGTTTTCGATTGCGAGGGGATTGAGATTGAGGAGGTGGAATGATGGATGCAATTGAATTTTTACTGTGTACGTTAGCACTCGACACGCTGATGGCGCTGTCAGTATCAAATCAAGAAGTTAAAGTTTGTATGCTAGTGATTCAAATGGCTGTTGTGATAGTTGTGTACGTTTACAGCCAAATTTTTTCTAGGAGGTAACAGATGAATAACCTAATTACTAAAATCAACCATTGGGCAGATGAACGCAATTTAAAGCAAGCTGACCCAAAGATACAGTGGATGCGAATCACTGAGGAAGTCGGAGAAATTCGAGATGTACTCTTGAAACCGACTAAATTTACAGAACCACAAGAAGCACTCAAGGACGCAATCGGTGACACGCTAGTAACAATTATCGTGCTGGCACATCAATTAGACCTTGATGTAACTGAGTGTCTAAGTATTGCTTATGAGGAAATCAAGAACCGGAAAGGAAAGATGGTAAATGGAACATTTGTCAAGGAGGAAGATCTTTGAAATTCATTGACTTATTCGCAGGAATCGGTGGATTCCGTTTTGGAATGGAGAGCGCCGGACATGAATGTGTCGCATTCTGTGAAATCGACAAATTTGCTAGAGCGAGCTATAAAGCAATTCATAACACTGAAGGAGAAATAGAATTACATGACATTACCACAGTCACAGACGATGAAATCAGAGCAATCGGACACGTCGACGCAATCTGCGGAGGATTTCCGTGCCAAGCTTTCAGCATTGCAGGACATCGAAGAGGATTCGAAGATACTCGAGGAACTCTCTTTTTTGAAATCGCAAGATTCGCCTCTATACTCAAACCTAAATATCTATTCCTTGAAAATGTCAAAGGACTCCTTAACCACGACAAAGGAGATACCTTTGAGATCATCCTCTCAGCGCTGGATGAACTCGGGTATGATGTGGAATGGCAAGTGCTTAACAGCAAAGATTTCGGAGTACCACAAAATCGGGAACGTGTGTTCATTATCGGACATCTTAGAGGACAACGTGGACGAAAAGTTTTTCCTATCGGAGAAAAAGACGAGAAATCTAGTGCTGAACGGTTAGGAATCAATATTTTAGGAAATACTAAAAACCCTAACGGAACAAATCAAGGGACTAGAGACATAGTGCATGACCCTGAAGGGATTGTGGGAATGTTGACAGCGACAGACTACAAAGGGCCTAAACAAGTTGCTATACCGAATGAAATTAAAAAATATGGAACATTGCAGCCTAACTTCAATCAAAGTGGAGTGGTTTACGAAATTGACGGCATATCACCAACAATAAGAACGATGCAAGGTGGTGGATTAGAACCTAAAATCCGTGTCCGTGAAGCAACCAAGCAAGGATATGCTGAAGCAAGTGTGGGGGATAGTGTTAATTTGTCGCACCCAAACTCCAAAACACGAAGAGGGCGAGTTGGTGAAGGTATCGCTAACACGCTAGTAACTGGTGACAGCCAAGGTGTGGTAACTCCTAACTTTCGCATTCGAAAGCTAACACCTAGAGAGTGTTGGAGATTGCAAGGTTTTCCAGATTGGGCTTTTGACAAAGCGCAAGAGGTCAATAGTAACAGTCAGCTATACAAGCAAGCAGGGAACAGCGTAACTGTCAATGTAATTAAAGAAATAGCGAGGCATTTATGAAACACAAGAATCTAACGATAGCAACGATTCTACTGCTAGTCTCACTAGCAATTAACGTGACTACTGTTCTACGAGTGGTTAACAGACCTATCGAGACAGTGGTAATCCACAAGGCGGATAATGCAGTGGAATTGCACGGCAAGGTTACTGGAAAATCGAAAATTAAGGACCTCTACACGCTCGATTGTGGGGCTTACGGGAAATTCCTTGTAAGCAAAGAGCAGTATGACAGCGTGAACGTCGGGGATGATATTCCCAGCTATTTAAGAGGACATGGCTCATGAGCGTGAAATACAAATATTCCGGACTGACCGAGGAATTATATCAACGGCTGGTCAGTGAACATGCGGCACTTAAGCAAGCACACAAAAAAGGCTCTTATAAACAGTTTTTTCAAGAGGTCAAGCGGTGTGATGAATTACAAGCCCGCATCATTTACCAAGCATTTAATAGTGCAGTGGTAGAACGTGCGAGGATATCACCGGCTACTGTCGACAGATTAGAAGGCATTATTTCTGATGAATTATTCGACGACCTTCAAGACTATCTGTCTACTAATTACACAAGAGGGAAAACCACTAAACCAGTGTTGGAGAAAACCAACGCAGGACTGCCAGAACACTTATTCAAGCGTTTCCGTGAGGAAGTGGAAGAACTACGCAAGGAACACCCTAACAACCTAAACAACTACATTAGAGACGTCAAGGGTTGCGACCAGAAAAATGCTAACAAAACCCAAAACGCCCTTAATGTGTGCTATGCGGAAAGAGCTGCTCTAACGCCTTTGAAGGCAATTCAAATGGAAGGTCTACTTTCAAGAGAGTTATTCAGCGAAATTATTGATTATGTATTTAATAACTATGAATGGAGCGAGAGATTAGACGATGAAGTTGATCGCATCATTCTTAAATATCGTAACAAAGGCAGGGTAGGTCGTGAGAAGACCACGGTCAGAAAAGCACTATATACAGCCTACTCGTTAGGCGTGTAGCTAGAACGGTTTATGAGGGTTCGACTCCCTTACTAGCTATTACCAGTTAAATAAATAATTAGAATCGAGGAGCCTTTTGATTTTTTCATTCAAATCGCTGAAGCGTGGACTGGTCGTGGATGCACCCAAATCCAGTAAATAAACAATTAGAATCGAGGAACCTTTTTTATTTCGTTCACAAATCTAAAGCGTCTTACTGGTGGCGTGATTATTCAAGGCTTTATGCCTGCAAAAGATATAGGTCAGAAATCTCCATAATTCATCCGACTTAATTCTTGTATTATTTCAAAAACGAAAGGGGAATATCCCCGATAATGATTTCACTATATCTAGGCTGGAATGGTTGTATAAGAGGTTCGATTCCTCTTGCCAGTCATTGTCTGTCAAATACTAAAAATAGAAAAATAGATTTTAAGTGGCTTGAACACACTTTTTCAACAACGGACAAGCTGACAGACCTTGTCCAAACAAACCCAGCAAATTTAAGAAAAAAGGATGTGAAAAACCCTCTTTCTTATTGATATCGCATTACAAAATAAAAGCCAAAGACCTTGCTGGTGTCGATGGCTAGACTGGAGGTGACAACAAGGCTCGCAAACTCAATCTTTTCATATCTCTTAATACTTGAGCCGGAAAAATAAAAAAGACCCAGACTAATGCCCAGGACTGTTCAAACGCTATTAATAATATTATACCATAAAGGAATGTAATTTATGAGAACAGTGGAACGGCTGCAACAAATCAAGGCGCTTGATAGATATATTGACAGTCAGATAGAACAGATCAAGAGATTGGAATCACAAGCGCTAAAAGTAACGGCTGGTGCAATGCAAACAGACATGGTCCAAGGTGGCAAACGTAAGGGCAAGGATGATATCTATGTGGAGCTTATGACGGCTCGTGAAGAAGTAGAACGGTTCACCGCTGAAGCTATCAAACAGAAACTAGAGTTTCGCAGACAGATAGCAAACGTGGGGGATATAGATGCTAGGTCCCTACTACAAATGGTATATATAGATCAGCTAGATATCTGGCAGATATGCAACCGCATGGGCTTCAGTAAGGCTACCTACTACGTTAAGCTAAGACAAGCTGAGAAGTATTTGGATTAATCTGTAGTGGTATATACTAATCCATACTCCATCATACTATCAACGTGGTAATATAGTATTATCGAATCAGAAGGACACAGTGGTGTTCTTCTTTTAGTTTATCTGAGAGGAGGTATATCTATGCCGATGGTAAGACGATGTAAGGCAGAGGGGTGCCGTGCCTTAACAGAGAGACCAGCACACTACTGTCCTGCACACAAGGACATGGAAGCAGCGTACACACAAGAGAGACAGAGATACTCACGCACTAGATACAACACACGAGTAAGGAACCGAGACGATGAGAGTAAGGAACGGTATGCATTCTATCGTTCAAAGATTTGGTCTTCCATTCGTAAGATAGCTTTAGAACGTGACAACTATCTGTGTCAGTACTGTCTAGCGTTGGGTGTGACCACACCAGACGCTCGTATAGGCGACCACGTAACACCCGTTGAAATAGCTCCAGAACTTAGGACTGAAGTTTCAAACGTGGTAGCAACGTGTAGAAGTTGTGATAACACCAAACGTACTCTAGAGCAAGAAATCTATGGTACTGGTCAAAATAGAACGAAACAGAACACTGAGCTACGACTTTCCGTGGCAACGTGGGCAGATTTAATAGCCTGCAAAAAAGAGGACGTTGTTAAACCCCTCTAATAAGCCCATAGCACGATTTTATAATAAGGGTGGTGTAATAACCCTCGACCCGATTTAAAATTGACCCCCGCCCCCTTCTCGTGCCAAGGAGAGCCGCCACAAGGTGTTCTTTTATGTCGCAGACCATTTTTTCAGAATTTTAAAGAGTGTCAAAATGAACTAGAAGGAGGTGAGGTGCACTTGGTTAAAAATCCATTTTATAAGCAAAATAAAGGGCGCTTACCAAGTGACCCACCAAACTACTTAGGGCAAGTAGCTAGGGAAGTTTGGCGCAAAGTCGTTCCGTTTTTAGAAGGAACAGGCAAGGTCGAGCGCATAGATACATTCTTGGTCGAATCCTACTGCACTAACTACGAAATTTACAAGCTGGCTTATGAAGACATCAAGCTAAACGGCATCCAGCAGGAAATCAAAAAGCTTGTACAGGCGCAGGGAAGCGGTGAGATTTTAGGCGAACAGTCGCTTGGCTTTAAAAAGAACCCAGCGGTTGCCACGATGAAAGATGCCACTGTTACACTCAATCAAATAGCCATGCAACTAGGTCTTACGCCGAAAGGTAGGGCAGAGTTGCTGACAATCGCAGATAGTAGCAAGCCTGAAAAATCAACTGCTGAAATGATGCAGGATTTTTTAAATAGTTAAAAAGATGAGGAATTTATTTCCCCATCTCTTTAGAAGGGGGGTGATTTAAAAAGTGGAAACTAAACAAATAACGAATAAAACAATAACAAAGATATATCAAGACAGCGACTTTTCGGAAGTTAGAGAAAAATATCAAGACCCAGGGACTAAATACGCTTTTGAGGTGATGGATGGGAAAACACAAGCTGGTTACATGATGCAACTTGCTTGCTTACGGCATTTACGGGATTTAAGACATCAAGGGAAGCCTGATTTTCCTTACCACTATGATTTAGCTGAAGCCGGCAAGGTCTTGAAGTTCGCTAAAATCTGTCCCAATGTGGATACTGGTGAGCCTACAGCGCTTATGGGGTGGCAAGAATTTTTACTTAGTCAATCTTTTGGCTGGCGCAATGAAACGGGTGGCAAACGCTTTTCGCAGGTCATTGTATCTGTTGGTCGTAGTCAAGGGAAAACATACATACAAGCTATTTCTATGTGCTTCTCATTCCTTTTTGAAAGCCTCGGACTGTCTAACCAAGACTATTTGGTAAGCTCAATCAACTTTAAGCAGACCATGAAGCTCATGGGCTATATTAAGAATATGCTTAAACAGATAATCACCAAAGAACCTTTTAAGTCTCTAGCTGAAGAGTTGGACTTATCTATCCAGTCAGAACAAGTCATTATGAGAACGAATAACAACGTTTTAAGGGCTATATCTTCCGAAAGCGGTAACTATGATGGATTCCACTTTACTTGACCAATGCGATTATGGATGAGTCGGGTGATTTGAAAGACCGAACGAGCATTTCTAAAATCGTTTCTGGGCAGGTTAAAATTCCAAACCGACAATTTATTCAAATTTCCACTGCCTATCCAAACCCCACTTCGCCATTAAGACACGATGAACGGATGATGCAAGGGATTATGGAGCGTGACGACAGGGCTGGTGATACTCAATTGTGCCTCGTTTGGTCACAGGATAGCATAGATGAGATTTATATGCCTGAAACATGGAGCAAGTCGAACCCCTTATTAGACCTTGAAAGCGAACACGATACGCTTTTAAAAGGTCTTATGGATAAGAGAGACGCTGACCTTTTATCTGGAAATATCAACGATTTTATAATCAAGAATATGAACCTTTGGGGCGAACAAGATGAAAACAGCTTCTTAAAGCTGGAAGACATCGAGCGCTCGGTCATTTCTGATTTTGATATACGTGGCAAGCGTGTCTATGTCGGTCTTGACGCTTCAATGTTTAGCGATAATACGGCCATTGGTTTCGTCTATCCCTACATTACTGAAGATGGCAGTCAGAAATGGCATGTCGAACAACACAGTTTCATCCCTTGGCAGCAAGCGGGCTCACTTGAAGCCAAAGAAAAACAAGATGGCGTCAACTATCGAGACTTGGAAACCAAGGGTTTTTGTACGATTACCAGTCACCCACAAGGGCTAATCAATCCAGAGGAAGTTTACCGTTGGTTTTGTGAGTATGTAGAAGACAATCAGCTTGATGTGGTCTTCTTCGGCTATGACGCTATGGGGGTTTCAAAGCTTATCAAAGCCTTGGAATCTAACACTAGCTTCCCACTTATGCCGATTAGACAACGGACAAGCGAGTTGAAAGACCCTACGAAATTCCTTCAAACCCTATTTATCGAGGGCAATATTACTCGCCTTGATGATGAAATCATGCGAAAAGCCTTGATAAATGCGGTGATTAAAGAAGATAACATCGGTATTCAAGTCGATAAAATGAAATCTACCTACAAAATCGACGTGGTGGACGCTCTTATCGATGCGTTTTATGATGGCATGTATGCGTTTGAAGACTACGCTATTACCAACAATCCAACATGGAAGGTAGAACACATGAGTCAAGAGGCCGTTTTAAATTGGTTAAAAAACCCAGATAGTGGGCTACTAGAGGAGTATTAATACATGATTTTGAAGTTTTTTAAGGCGATTTGGGCTATTTTTGACATTTTGATGTTCATTTTAGCTGCAATTTCGCTTAATTTAACAACTTATAACCTCGGTTACGTGTGGTTTGGTATCAGTATGACCGTTACATTCGTATTAGCAGGTTTAATTAGTGAGCTAGCCGCTAAAAAGAGCTAGAAAGGAGGTGATAATAATTGCCGATATTTAATTTAGCAACCGAAAGCCCACCGAGCAATCAAGGGGGCTTTTTTGATATCACTGATCCAGAGTTTTTAGCTACCTTGAATGGTAGTGAGTGGGTTTCAGCCGAAACTGCTCTTAAAAACTCGGACTTATTCTCTATTATCAGTCAGCTATCCAATGACCTTGCAACCGCTAAGCTAACAACTAGTCGAAAACAGTTACAAGGCATTGTGGATAAACCGTCGAACAACGCTAATCGCTTTAACTTTTACCAGTCCATCTTTGCTCAAATGCTATTGGGTGGTGAAGCCTTTGCGTATCGCTGGCGTAACGACAATGGGCGTGATATGAAGTGGGAGTATTTAAGACCGTCTCAAGTCTCTTTCAACCGATTGGACAATCAAAACGGGCTTTATTACAACATCACATTCGATGATCCACGCATTCCGCCTAAACAACACGTTCCGCAAAGCGATATCTTACACTTCAGACTGCTATCAGTGGATGGTGGTTTGACAAGCGTAAGTCCGTTGATGGCTCTTGGTAGAGAATTGGATATTCAAAAAGCTAGTGATAAGTTAACGCTTAATTCCCTTAAGAATGCCCTAAATGCCAATGGTATTTTGAAGATTAAGGGCGGTGGTTTGCTCGATTTCAAAACTAAGGTCTCACGTTCTCGACAAGCAATGAAGCAAATGCAAGGCGGCCCGTTGGTGCTGGATGACTTAGAGGACTTCACACCTCTTGAAATTAAATCCAACGTTGCCCAACTACTTAAGCAAGCAGACTGGACGACCGGACAATTTGCAAAAGTCTACGGTATCCCAGAAAACGTTGTCGGCGGGCAAGGCGACCAACAATCATCACTAGAAATGAGTTCTAACGTGTATTCTAAAGCAGTCGCACGCTATTTAAGACCATTTCTCAGTGAATTGTCTCAAAAACTTTCATGCGATGTGGATGCGGATATTTTTCCAGCGGTTGACCCGACTGGTGCTAACTATATCAGCCGGATCAATAGCATGGTTAAAAGTGGCACACTCGCACAGAATCAAGGCTTGTATATTTTGCAACAAGCTGAAATTCTACCTAAAGAGTTGCCAAAGGGTGAAAACCCTAACCGAACCATATTGAAAGGAGGTGAGACAAATGGGCAAGATTGACATTAAAGGCGATATTGTAAGTGATGATGCTGGTGCTTTCTATGAATACTTTGGCATGTCTAGTACCTATCCTAAGCTGGTACAGGATGCCATTGCTAACGATGAAGACGAAGAAATCACGCTTAATATAGCGTCCAATGGCGGTGATGTGTTTGCAGCTAGCGAAATCTATACCATGCTTAAGGCGAGTGGCAAACGTATTGTGGTTAATGTGCAAGGGCTTGCGGCTAGTGCTGCGAGCGTCATTTCTATGGCAGGCGATACCGTGCGTATCAGTCCAACGGCACATATCATGATTCACAAGGCATCCACTGGCATCGTTGGTAATAGCGACGACCTAGAGCATCAATCAGCGGTGCTTAATAGCATCGATGAATCCATTGCTTTGGCTTATGAAATGAAGACTGGTCTTAAACAACCAGAGTTACTAGATCTTATGGCTAAAGAAACATGGCTTAATGCGAAAACTGCCGTTGATAAAGGCTTTGCGGATGAAATCATGTTCTTCAATAATGATGAAGAAGAAATCATGGTTACGAATGCCACACATCAACTACCAAGCAAATCAGCAATCACCAAATTTAAGAACATGATTGCGACACCTAAAACCAATACTTTGCGTGAGCAAAAATTGGCTATTTTACTTGAAAAATGAAAGGAAGATGATTGATGAAGACATCAAATGAATTGCACGACCTTTGGGTTGCACAAGGCGACAAGGTCGAAAATCTTAATGAAAAACTTAACGTAGCTATGCTTGATGATTCAGTTACTGCTGAAGAATTGCAAGCAATCAAAAACGAGCGTGACACTGCTAAAATGAAACGCGATATGTTTAAAGAACAATATACTGAAGCGCGTGCAAGCGAGGTGGCAAGTATGTCAGAGGAAGACAAGAAACCTTTGACTGAAAACGAAGAAGAAGTTAAAGCTAACTTTGTCAAGGACTTCAAGAACCTCGTTCGTGGTCGCTACCAAAACTCGCTTGATTCTAAAACAGATGGAACTGGTGCCGATGCTGGATTGACTATCCCACAAGATATTCGTACAGCTATCAATACTTTGGTTCGTCAATACGATTCATTGCAAGAGTATGTAAACGTTGAAAACGTAACTACTCTTACTGGTTCTCGTGTGTACGAGAAATGGGCTGAAATCACTGGCCTTTCTATGATTGATGATGAAGCTGGACAAATCGGTGCTAATGACAACCCTAAATTGTCACTTATCAAGTACGCTATCAAACGCTATGCTGGTATTTCAACAGTAACAAACAGCTTGCTTGCTGATTCTGCTGAAAACATCCTTGCTTGGTTGTCTGGTTGGATTGCTAAGAAAGTTGTTGTTACTCGTAACAAAGCTATCTTGGAAGTCATTGCAACACTCCCAACAAAACCAACATTGGCTAAATGGGATGACATCATTGATCTTGAAGCTAAAGTTGACCCAGCTATCAAACAAACATCATTCTTCTTGACTAACACTTCAGGCTTCACTGCTCTTAAGAAAGTTAAGAATGCTATGGGTGACTACCTCATGGAACGTGATGTGAAATCACCAACAGGCTACTCAATCGATGGTTTCGCAGTTAAAGAAGTATCTGACCGCTGGCTTGCTAACACTACTCAAGGGGCTATGCCACTTTACTTTGGTGACTTGAAACAAGCGGTAACACTCTTTGACCGTCAACACTTGGCACTACTTTCTACAAACATTGGTGGTGGTGCGTTCGAAACTGACACTACTAAAGTACGTGTGATTGACCGTTTCGACGTTGTTAAAACAGATGAAGAAGCGTTTGTGCCAGCATCGTTTAAAGCGATTGCTGACCAAAAAGCTAATCTTACTGCCGGAGCTTAATTTAGGAGGTAAGCAATGAGTGTATCTAAGGAAACCATCATGCAGACTCTTAATCTGGATGAGACAGACGACACTGCACTCATTCCAGCTTACATTGAATCAGCTCAACGGTACATTATCAATGCAGTCGGCAGTGATAATAAATTCTACGACCTTGAAAGTGTGGAATCTCTATATGACACGGCTGTAATAGCTCTCACAAGCTCATATTTCACCTACAGGGTGGCTTTGACTGACACGGTGACTTATCCAATCAATCTCACTTTAAATAGCATAATTGGGCAATTAAGGGGCTTATACGCAACGTATAGCGAAGAAAGAGGTGACTAATGCCTAAAGTTAGATATTTACCCTCAGACTTTCGTTTCAAGGCTGATTTTGGTACATACCAAAGCACCCCTAACAAGTTTACGGGTGTGAGCGTGCCAAAATTCGTGAAACAGTTTACGCTGCACTATAAACCCCACACTCGCACACTCAATCAAGAGTATTTGGCCCAACAGAATGGCGAAAGCGATACAAGAGTGATTGTTATTCGCCACAATGCGAAAGTGATTGAAGGTCAAGTCGCCGTCCTAAATGGCACTCAGTATGATATTGTGCGTGTCAGTCCAAACGAAAACTTTGGGCTTAACCGCTACGACTTTCTGACTTTGAGAAAGCATAAGAAAGTTGGGTGATAGCTATGGTAGGGCTTGACGAAGCACTAGAGGGCTGGCTTGAAACGGTAGCCAGTATTGGCGATATCACACCAGCGGAACAAGCGAAAATCACTACCGCTGGTGCGAAAGTGTTTCAAAAAGAGTTGGAAGAAGTTACTCGTGAGAAACACTACTCAAACAAGAAAGATTTGAAGTATGGACACATGGCTGACGGTTTATCTGTTCAATCCACTAATGCGGACGGCAGAAAGAACGGTGTGGCAACCGTAGGCTGGAAAAACAATTACCACGCTCAAAATGCCAGACGATTAAATGACGGCACTAAAAAATACCGTGCTGATCATTTCGTTACCAATGTCCAAAACGATAGCAACGTTCAAAAGAAAGTGCTATTGGCAGAAAAAGAGGAATATGAAAAACTCATTCGCAAGAAAGGAGGAAAGTGATTAAGTGTTAGCAACCGTAAAACTAAAAGAGCTAATCGAGGGCAAAGAATTTGGTGAACTAAGCGAAATATATGCAAACAACTTGCCTAAAGAGCTCGAAGAAAATACCGATAAGACAATCGTTTTGCTCACTGAAAGCAATCCATCCCTTGACTTAAGCGGAAACAATACCTTTTTCAGTAAAACAGATAGAGTAGAAGTCCAGATTTTCTACAAGGCTGATATTGATTTCGACATTGAAGCTTTTGAAACGAAACTATTGAAGTTTCTAAAATCTGAACACTATTCAATTACAGATATGAGAGAACATAGTATAGACCCCGATACCTTACAGATTACGGCGGTCTTTTTTGTTGCTCTCGATAAGCTAATTTAACAAAGGAGATATTACTATATGGCAATTGTAGGTTTGAAAATGGTCCGCCTTGCTTTGGTTGACCCTAAAACCCAAAAACTTATTAAAGGCAATGACGGTCTTTCAACTGATGGCGTAATCGAAGTTGATTCTAAGATGCTTGGTACTCGTACCGCTAACATCTCTAACTTGGAAGGTCAAGCGACTAAAGTACCAGGGAACAACCAAACACAAGACGTCATGGTAGCACCAGGTTCACCAACGATAGCATTCGACTTTAACAACCTTGACTTTGACCTCAAACAAAAACTACTTGGGTTCCGTCCTGATGGTAAAGGTGGTTATACGATGGGTGGCGAGAAACCACATGTAGCGGTGTTGATTGAATCTGAAACACTTGACCGTAAACACTCGGTGTTCTTTGGTTTTGCTAACGGTATCATGCAAGAAACAACTCAAAACGTTTCAACAGATACTGATACTGCCCAAACTCGCCAAAACGACAACATGACATTCAGCGCCTTGTCAGCGGATGCGTTTGGTAATGAGCCTTACAAGAAATACTTCTCTGGAGCATCTACTTTCGATAAAGCTAATATGTTCAAAGAAGTATTTGGTGGATATGTTCTCACTGGTACACCAGTAGTCGGTGGATAATCTAAATAATTCGCAAGAGGTCGGGCTCATGGCCTGACCTCTATTTTTGTTAAAGGAGTAAAGAGAAATGGAAATCAAAACTATTCAAATCCCAGAAATCAGTAAAAAAGCCTTCAAAGTCACTACAAGCAACCGCAACGTTTTGCGTATGCACGAGTATCAACTAGCAGTGCTTAAGCTCAGTGACACTATGGAAGATAGCGACACACAAGAGCAAGCACAAGCAAGTTACACTGTGCTCAAGGAAATGCTCAGCTTTATTCGTGCTATTCTCAACTTGGATGATGAAGCCTATGACAAATTGCTTGATTTGGATAATGTTCGCACACAAGAAATTTCTGAAAAGTTGGTAGGTTACATGTACGGTTTGACGGACGAACAACTTGAAAACGCCGCTGGTGACATTGACCCAAAAGACTAAAATCTAAAGGCGAACAGATTTTTGATTTAGAAAATCGCATTGAAGATTTGAAAATCATTGCTAAAAAATCAATCCAAGGTTTTGGGTGGACACTAGATCAGTATTACGACACTGACTATTATGAGCTAATGAAAATCTTAAATGCCAAAGAGGAAGAAGATAGAATGGTTGACCCAACATCTTTACTCTAATTTTTAAGGAAAGGAGGAAAAATATTACATGGCAAAAGTACAAGCTACCATGTCCACGGAAATCGCCTTGGATACCCTACAAGCTGCCAATTCGATTAAGCGATTAACTCAGTTAGTCAATAGCTCTACAAACGCATGGAAAGCACAAGAAAGCCAAATGCGTAGTGCTGGTGACTATTTGGGAGCAGCACAAGCTAAGTACGATGGTCTGGGCAATGCTATCCAAAACCAACAACATAAGATTGAGAAACTGAAACAAGAACAGTCTCAACTTAAAGGGAGTACCGCTGAAACTGCTGAACAGTACCTTAAATACCAGCAACAGATTGACCAAGCGACTACTCGTTTGGCGTCGTTGGAAAATCAACAAAGGCAAGCTAAGAATAGCCTAGATTATCAAAAATCTGGTTTGGCAGAACTTCAAAAGGAATACAAAGCCCAAAACGAAGCGTCTGAAACTTATGTCAAGCGTTTAAAAGCCGAAGGCAAAGAGGACGAAGCAAGGCAAGAGCAACTCAAGCAATACAAGGGCTCTATTACTAACTTAAATAAGCAGTACGAGACCCAAAAAGAAATGCTTGAGCGTGTGGCAAAACAGTCCGGAAGAACAAGCGATGAATACCGCAAGCAAAAGCAACGCCTAGATGAAACAGCAACAAGCCTAGCACACACTAGAAACGCTGCCGATAAGTTGAATGATGAGATTGAGCAAAGCCAACGTTCTAGCTCGCTCATCGGGCGCTTGAAAGATAGCTTTAAACGTTTAGGTAGTGAAGTCAGTGAGACTGAAACAAAAACCTCACGCCTAAAAGGTATCTTCGGAGCCACGTTTGCAGCTAATCTTATTAGCAACGGTTTCCAAAACGCATTGGGAGCCATCAAGGGTAAGTTTGACGAAATCGCCCAATCCAGTGCCGAATACGTTAAATACCAGCAAACCATGAACGCCACTTGGCTAACACTTACTGGTAATGCTGAAGAAGGTAAGAAGATGGTCGACATGACCAACCAAATGGCACAAGCGGCGGCTAACTCAACCGAAATGGTTGACGGTATGAACCAGAAATTCTATGCCGTTACCCACAACACCGAGTTGACCAAGCAACAAACACAAGCCATTCTTACCTTGCAAGACGCATTCGGTCAGACCGATGCAGCCGTTGAGAATTTCGCTACTCAGTGGGCTCAAATGATTGCCAATGGTAAAGTCCAAGGGCAAGACATGATGTCTATCATCAATGTCTTCCCAGAAATGAAGAACCAGCTTAAAGAAGTAGCTGCGCAAGAATTGGGCATTGCAGACATGACCGCCGATAAATATGCTGAACTGCAGAAAGACGGCAAAATCACCGCTGAGATGGCACAGAAAGCCTTGTTCGAGTTGCAAGACAAGTACAAAGATGCTACTGCCAACTTCTCGACTACCATTGGTGGCCTTGAAAGGACTATTCAGTCTCGTATGCCAGCGGTAGTTGCTGCTTTCCGTGACCCAATCGATAAAATGAAAAACCCATTTTTGCAACAGATTGGTAATTGGGTTGCTGACCCTAACACTGAAACTAAATTTAAAGATTTAGGGGAACACGTTTCTAAGGGCTTAGGCACTATCATGGATGCCTTTTCTAAAGTGTTTAATCTCGGCGATGGTACAGATAAACTTAATGGCTTAATGGACGGTCTCAATAAGTTTGTCGATAATCTTAGTAAGAGCATCGCTAACAACGCCCCTAAAATTGTAGCTTTCTTCAAGGAAACCAAAGACAGTTTAGGTGCGGTTTTCAGCATTGGTAAAGACTTTGCTGGCGGTGTCTGGGAAGTTGCCATAGACATGATTAAGGGTGTCGCTGGTGCTTTCAACCTCATGACTGGAAACGGTAAGAAGGCTAAGTCGCCAGTCACATCATTGTCCAAGGCTTTGGGCGGTATCGCTGAACATAAGACGGCTATTAAAACAGTTGGTTCTTTGTTCGCTGCTTACTTCGTAGGCTCTAAAGTTGCTATGGGTATTACGGCAGTGGTCAAAGGTATTCATGCGTGGAGGACTGCCACCGTCGGGATGACCGCAGCACAAAAATTATTGAACCTAGCGATGGCTTCCAACCCTATCGGTCTGATTGTGGTTGCGGTAACTACGGCTATCACTGCCCTAGTGCTACTTTACAAGCACAACAAGAAATTCAAAGCCTTTGTAGACGGCATGTTTAATGCTGCTAAAAAAGCCTTTGACAAAATCTTTAAAGTGACCAAAGAAATCTTTGGTAAAATCATTGATTTCTTTAAGAAGGACTGGAAACAAGTCCTTTTATTTATTGCCAATCCTATTGCTGGGGCTTTTGCTTTAATCTATAAGCACAATAAGCCATTCAAGAAATTTGTTGATAGCACGGTTGACCATGTCAAGAATATGGCTAAAGGCATTGCTAAACACATGAGCTCCCTTAAGAAAGACTGGGGCGAAAAGTGGGACAATGTCAAGAAATTCGCATCTAAAACATGGGAGAACATCAAGGGCAATGCTAGTGAAGCGATGATTGCTCTTGGTAAGGATATTGACAAAAACCATAAAGGTATCAATAAGAACTGGTTTGATGGTTGGGAAAACTCTAAGAAATTCCTATCTAAAAAATGGGATGAAATCGGAGCGTTAACGCAAGAGAAATTTGGTGTTAACATTACCAAACTAATCACGGATGCCTTAACCAACATTGGTAATTTCTTCAAGAATACGTGGGATAACGTCAAAAAAGGGTTTGGCGAGATGTGGGATGGCATGAGAAAACTTGCCGGTGATGGTATTAATGCTGTCATTGCCTTGCCAAACGCTGGTATCGACGGTATTAACAAGCTGATTTCAGATTTCGGTGGTAGCAAGGAAGCTATCTCTAAAATTCCGAAAGTTAAGTTTGCCGGCGGTACTGGTATGTTTAGTTCATACCGAAACCCAATTACCAAGCCTACGTTAGCTACTCTTAATGATGGCTACGATAGCCCAGAGACCAACAATCAAGAAATGGTAATCTTACCTAATGGTAAGTCATTCTTGCCACAAGGTCGCAACGTTGAGTACTTCTTGCCAGCCGGTTCTGAAGTTATCAATGCTAGTGAATTGGCTATGCTCATGGGTGTTGAACGTGGAGCGTTTGCAAAAGGTACTGGTTTCTGGTCTAAAATCTGGGATACGGCTACTAACGTTGCTGGCTCAGTTTGGGACACAATGAAAAACGGCGTCGATAAATTCATGAAGATGATTGAGTTTATCACCGATACCGTTAAAGACCCCGTTGGATCATTGGCTAAGAAATTCAGCCCTAATGCTGACAAGTTAGCTGGTGTGTTTAACCCCCTCGGTAATGCTTTGTATAAGAAACCAGTCGAAGAAGCTAAGAACTGGTGGAAGGAGCTTTGGTCTATGGCTAGTGCCTCAATGGATGAAGGTACTGTCGCTATGGGTGCTAAAGGTGATGACTACCGTTTCAAAGACAAGGCTAAAGATGCTGGTGCTGACCCGTGGGGTTACTTCTATCGTGAGTGTGTATCCTTTGTTGCTAGCCGTTTGGCTAACCTTGGTGTTAAACCTAGTCTATTTAGTCACCTTGGTAATGGTAATCAATGGATATCTGCCAGCGTGCCACACTTGAGCAGACCTAAACCGGGTACGGTAGCGGTTTATACTGGTGGTCCAGTATCAAGCAACCACGTTGACTTTGTAACGGCAGTTCATGGCGATACTTACGATGGTGAAGAATACAACTACGGCGGTAATGGCCAGTACCACCAATACGCTGGGCGTCACATCTCTAACGCTGCTACGTTCCTTGATTTCGGGGTGCGTGATAGCGGTGGCGGTGGTGAAGATAACAGTAAACCACTTAAAGACCGAAACAGTCCACTGCAAACCTTGATTAAACGCCAAGTCGGTGGCATGTTCGATTGGATTAAGAAAACTCTTGGCCCGTTGCTCAGCCCTGCCGGTGGCGGTGAAGATAACCCACAAGGTACGGGTGTAGCTAGATGGCGTGATTCAGTAGTTAAAGCATTGAAAGCAAACGGCATTGAGCCTAATGACTTCCGTGTGTCTAAGATTTTGGCGACAATCCAACGTGAGTCTGGTGGTGATCCTAACGTACAAAACAACTGGGATAGTAATGCCAGAGCTGGTACACCTTCAATTGGTTTGATGCAGACCATTGGCCCAACATTTAACGCTTACAAACACCCAAGGCACAACAACATCCGTAACGGTTATGATAACTTGCTTGCTGCAATCAACTACATCAAGCATCGTTATGGTACATCGGATGCAGCCTTTAACCGTGTCGCAGCTTACGGCTACGCTAACGGTGGTCTAGTCCACAAAAATGGTGTTTATGAATTGGCTGAAGGCGATATGCCAGAATATGTTATTCCAACGGATATTGCCAAACGTGGCAGAGCGTGGCAACTACTTACTGAAGCAGTGGCACGTTTCGCTGGTGATGCCCCACAAGGCAACCACGATAACACTTCAGACCGTGAGCGTGTTTCTGTCCTCGAAGATAAGTTGGATGTCATGATTGGTTTGCTAAGTCAATTAGTAACCAATGGCTCTAACCCAATCGAGATCAGAAACGTTATCGATGGAAGAAGTGTATCAAGCGGGTTAGCACCCTTTATGACAAAAGCAACAAACGATTATGAACGCCGGCAGGCGTTGTTAGGAGGTAGCATTATTTGATAGGAATGTCAGTAACCTATGACGGTAAGAACTTAACCGAATTATTTAACGAGGGGCAAGGGCGTACCGTTCCAGTGGATGTCACTAAAAACGTGGCATCTAACTTCAATAACAACTATCAAGATCAAGGACGTAGACGCTACGGCCAGCAATTCCTATATAGCACCTTGTCAGTCAAACAGATTCAAGTATCGTTTACCCTAGTCGGAAACTACGACTACTTCAATACCATCGCTGAAACGCTGGGGGGCTATCTCAACGTAGACAAGCCCAAACCATTGATTTTTGGTGATGAGCCTAACAAGGTTTGGGAAGCTATCCCGTCTGGTCAAGCGTCGCTAGCAGTCGATAAGAACACCGCACCTATCACCGCAACGGTAACGGTCACATTCGATGTGCCGAAAAGTTACGGTGAGAACAAGGCACAAGCTCTAGTAAGTAGTGATGGTGAAACCAAGTACGGCAGCATTAAGAAAGTTTCTACGGGGCACTACAAGGCTACGTTGAAAAACTTTGGTACGGCTGAAACCTACCCGGATATTAAACTGAAATTTAACTCGGATAATGGCTGGGTTGGTGTTGTGAAGTCTTCTAGCGAAAGCTACGAGATTGGTAATCCTAATGAGGTAGACACTCGGACAGTTAAGCAATCTGAAATTCTGTTCGACTATGTTTCTAATAACTGGATTACCAATGGTTTTGCGGTTGGTGCTAAAAACCAAGGGCGTTTTAATGACAATTTGCAAAGTTTAAATGGAACGCTTGCGATTGATAACGCATGGGGCAGGCCACACATTGCCTTAACTAATCGAGGTAGTGGCTCAACTCCATTGCGTGGTAGTTCGATAACGTGGGAGATCCCAGCGGACAGCAATGGTCAGAAAGGGGCTATCTATGAATATTTTTGGTGGAGACAAATCTTTTGGTTAGGAGCACCTAGCGAATATGGATATATAAAAATATCTGTCACGGACGAAAGCGGAATGTTTCTTTATGGAACCGAAACTTTAAAATACGCTAACGGTCTGGGGTGTGAACATCGTTTTCTCGCAAGCAATGGAAACGGTGGATATCGCACATTAGATAGAAAATCATTTTGGGGCACGCATGTCATGACCCAAAACCCATTTAACGAGCCACAAGGTTGGTCTGATATCCAACGTTTTGATGATGTGCTGCAATTTTATTGGGAAGGTTCTTACCCTAGATACACCATTCCGGAGATTAAAGGTAAAAAATCCGCCAAAATCCATATCGGTTTCTTTGGGATTGGCGACAGGCCTGTCGTAAGGCACATGTATCTGGATAGTTTCGTTTATGCGAAACATCACGTAGAAAAAGGAGAAGATATTCCTAATCGTTTCCGTAAGGGTTCTATCCTTGAAATCGACATGGCCAAAGGTAAAACATTAGTTGATAACTTGCCAGCGTCTAATGAGTTAACTTATTTATCCGAGCCATTTAGCATCGGCACTGGTGAAACTGAAATCGACATCTACACATCAAGTTGGGTAAGAACTGACCCAACTATTGAAATTACTTGGAAGGAGCGTTATGTTTAATGCAAATTTGGATTCATGACAAGAACATGCGGAAAGTGTGCGCGTTGAATAATAACGTTCCTGGCATGTTGCCATACTCAAACAGTCAATGGCACACTTATCTTGAATACGCAACTAGTACATTCGATTTCATAATTCCTAAAATTGTAGACGGGAAGCTACACGACGATGTTAAATATATCAATGATGATATGCTTGTTTCGTTTTACTACGATAACACTTACCATGTTTTTTATGTGTCGCAACTTGTTGAAAACGATGATAATTTCCAAGTAACATGTAACAACACTAACCTTGAGTTAGCTATGGAGAGCTCACGCCCCCTTGCTAGCAGTAACGGGGCTAAAAGTCTTGAGTGGTATCTTCAAAATCTAGACCTTCTAGGATATGCAGGCCTTGAAATAGGGATCAATGAAATTTCAGACAAAACAAGAAGTATCACGTTCGATTCTCAAAGCGGTACTAAATTAGAGCAACTTCACAGTTTAATGAATCAATTTGATGCTGAATTCATCTTTCGTACCGAACTAAACCGAGATGGGACTTTGAAGAAGTTTATCATTGATATCTACCAACAACCAGACGAAAATCATCACGGCATCGGTAAAGTTCGAGGAGATGTTGTTCTCTACTACCAAAACGGCTTAAAAGGTGTTCAAGTTGCTAGTGACAAGACCCAACTATTTAACGCTGGGTATTTCGTTGGTCAAGAGGGGGCTAATCTTGAAAGTGTAGAGTTTGAGGAAAAAAACGAATTAGGACAAGTCGAATTCTATTCTAAAAAAGGCCATCCGATGGTCTATGCACCGCTATCTATGGAGAAATACCCATCCACATTGAAGGATAGTGACACGGATAGATGGACACGCAAGGACTTTGAAACCGAGTACAAGGATGTCAATGCACTTAAGGCTTACGCACTACGTACCATCAAGCAGTATGCTTATCCGCTATTGACCTATACCGTTGATATTCAATCTAGCTTTATTGAAAACTACAAGGATATCAATCTAGGCGATACAGTTAAAATCGTTAACAACAACTTTAGGGGGGGATTGACCCTTGAGGCTCGTGTATCTGAAATGGTAATCAGTTTTGATATGCCGTTGAATAATTCGGTTGTATTTACCAATTTCAGGAAGCTGGACAACAAACCCTCTGGTAGTTTGCAACAACGGATTGATGAGATTGTTTCTAAATCATTGCCATACCGTGTCGAGATCACAACCACGAACGGCACAGTGTTTAAGAATGGAGTTGGTCGCTCGACTGTTCGACCAGTCTTAAAGCAAGGCGATAGAACGGTTAACGCTACATGGCGTTTTGTGATTGACGGTGTCATAAAATACGTGGGGATGACCTATGACATGGTGGCATCACAGATTACCCAACCAACTGCCTTGACGGTTTCAGCATGGGTTGATAATAAAGAAGTAGCTTCGGAAGAGGTTACTTTTTTAAATGTCTCCGATGGTAGAAACGGAGTTAAGGGAGATAAAGGCGACCCAGGACCAGCCGGACCTAAAGGCGATAAAGGCGACAGAGGATTGTCGGGCGAACGTGGTCTA